TAATACCTGTATTCATAGCCATGTCTGTTTGCGGGGCCATAGATTGAGCCATTGCACCAATGCCACCTTGCGGTGCGCCTGCGGCGGCTACAAGTTTTTCTGCAACCGTGGGTTGTTGCTGTGCCTGCCTTGCCTCAAAGTCCTGCTTCATGCGTTGTCTGCGGTTTAGCTCTGACAGCACCAAAAACTGCGGTGCCTGTCCGCTTGGCATTTGCATCTCTTTGATAAGTTGCTCTTGGGAAAAATCCTTCAGGGCATCTTGAACTTCTAATACATTCATGGATTAGCCCCCTAGTGCTTTATATAAACTTACCCCACCTATGCCAGCACCTAGGGCTTGCTGTAATGGATTTACTTGCAACAGGCGCTGTTCTGTCATACCCATCTGGGCTGGCATACCTCGAAGTATGCTACTAAAGAAGTTCAGTTGGTCACGCCCATAGCCCTGCTGTCTAAGAAAATCTTCGTAAGCCAAGTCAAGCGCGGCTTGTTCCCTCAAGTCCATTTGTTTGCCTACTGCCGCAAGAGCTTCGATAGCTTGCATGTTGCCAGCACGGGCCATCTCATTCAACTTAGCCAACTGTGCGGCCTGTGCGCCCGCCGCTCCTGCGGCATCAACGCCAAACTGCGCCGCCAATCTGTTTTCTGTGGCTTGCGCTCCTTGGACTCTTGCATAATCCTCATACTGCTTTGCTTGAACTCTAGCGGCTTCTGCGGCGGCTTGGTCACCAGCGCGGGCAAACTCTTCAGCTTGCGCTCTTTCTCTTGCCGCAAGCTCGTTGTAGCGTTTGCTTTCTTGTTCCATCATAACGCTACGGTCTTGACCAAACATACTTGCCGCTTGTTCAAATGCCTGCTGTTGGCCTTGCGCCTGTATATCACCCAACGTATCTTGCAAGTCTTCTTCGGCAAGTGCATCTTGCAAAAACTTTCTGCCGCTTTCCAAGCCGCCAGACTGTCGTATTGCCTGTGCATCACGACTTTGTTGCATGCGCTGGAAGTCTTTTACTGCCGCGTCTTTGCGCCTATCTACAACATTTTGCATATACGGAGACATATAGTCTTCAATAACGCCTTCGTCTGTAAACTTGGCTGGGTCTTGAAAATCAAATTGTGAAAACTCGGCTGGGCCACGAAAATTATATTGGTCAAATCCATCAAACCCAGCAAACTTAAACGGTTGAGCGCCTGCCCCCGTCATCTGGTTTTGGAGAAACGCAAGATTACCAGCAGTTGCCTGCATAGCGGCATCAACTCCGGGCATCCCTGCACCAGCCAAATCTCTGACCGCCTGATTAGCCGTCAAAGTGTCTAAGCCCAACTCCCCTATTCGTGGGCCTTTATAAGGCCTGTACTTTCGCAGGCTCTCTGCTTCAGCCCTGTTTGCCAGATTAATAACATAAGGCTCAAGATATTCTGGTAGGTTGGTTTGCGTTACCTGAGATGTGGTTTGCGATGGCCCGCCACCGCCCTTGCCATAGCAAAGGTGGCCGTTTAGCTTTCTATCCAGCCATTCATTTTCAACTTCTCTTACCTGACCTAAGAGGTCATCAAACTCTAATTTGTTTTGGTTCATCATCATAGGGTTCACCAATATCACATTTATACGCGATGTAATTTACTTTCCATCCAAACTTCTCTAACGCCCTGCCCCAGCCTTTTCTTCCGTATCCCTCTAGGTGTCGGCAGTTGTGGTCTTTTGCATATCGCGTCAAAATCTCTAACGCATCCGGCAACCACTCCGACATCTTTGCACCGCCAACCCAGTCCATGCTTAATGTTTTGCAATTCGGCATCCTGACTATTCGAGTGGTAAATGCCGCGACAGGCTTATCTTCATCAAGAACAAACCAAAGCTCATACATTCCGGTTTGTATGCCCTCGTATACATCTGTGATGTGATACGAATGTCGTTGGGTTTTTACCGCATCTTCTAGCAACGCCCTCGCATCAGACCAAGCCGCATCAAGAGCGTCCCGTGGGACAACAGTTACAATCATACGGGCAACATAGCCTCCTGCGGTACATCGGGTGGTTGTTCTGTCATGCCCGTTCTGGCAGTTCTCACCCTATCCATCATGTCATATAGCGCCCTTGCGCCTGCATCTGACGAGCCATTACCTATTCCGCTCACTACATCTGCGGGAACAACAAACTCATCATTAGAAAGAAGCACATCCTGCTCACCTTCTATGTTTGCGGGTATCATGTCGTCCATGCCATCTCCCGCGCCGCGCTGTAATCCCTCGCCGCCAGCCATCAGGTTCGCGCCAAACTGACCACTACGCACCCTATCAACCAAGTCTTCAAGAGCGTCTTCTCCAAATTTAGAAACAAAGAGAGCTAGGTCTTGCTGGGGATTATCGGACATGCCAGCAATGGCACGAACTGCGCCTGTAATAATTTCTTTGTCATTCTTGCCAGTATCCGGCATGGCACCTTCAACCATTGAAGCAATGCCACCTTCTTGCATGTAACCCATTTTATTTCTGACGTCTTCTGGCAACTTGCGTAAGCCGGGATTTTCGTCTGCTGACGGCAGAGTTTTTAAACCACCACCTTCTGCTAATGTAAGCAAACCCTCTTGCGCTCTAGGCAATTCAAATCCATAGTCTGCTTCTATGCCTGTGCGTATGTCTCCGCCCACAGCAGTGCCTCTGTCTCTTGGAGCTTGACCCGGCTTGTAGTTTATTTTTCTTTTGCCTGTATCCATTGGCCCTAGTGGTTGCATACTCTGTGCTGTAAGACCGCCAACCAGAGCTTGTGGCGCGGTGGCTAATGCAATATCTTTAAACCCAACCCCCGGAAGGTCTGTCGCCGCTTTTGCTAATTCCTGAGAGGCCGTGCCACTAAGTGTTTCCGGCAACTTTCCTGCTATTTGTTTTTGCAATACACCTTCAGCTATTGGCCCTTGCAGGCCTGCTGTCTCTGCCGCTGTTTTTGCCGCGTCTGTCAGCGAAGTTTGCGTAACACCTTCTGGTAATGCAGTGCTTGTGCCGCCCAACAGTTTGCTTCCTATGCCTGCTGTAAGTCCTGATGTTAGACCCGTACCAAGGGCTGTCTCTAAATCATCGCCCTGTGCCAGAGAGCCAAGGCCAGCGCCCAACCCAGCGAGAGCCGCCCCAGTTCCAGCAGAGGTAAGTCCCAAAGTCCCCAGACCTGCGGCAAGGCCAGTGCCACCCAAAAGGGTCGGCGCTAATAATGAACCTATTAGTGGAAGAACCATGTCACTCTCCTATGTGGGCGTATTCTGACTTGGCATCAAAAGACGGGCAGGCTTTGTCAGAAAAGTCCCTATGTCCATATATTATCGCACTAGGGTAGCTTTTTTTCAACAAGCCCAACAAAGTTTCTAGTGATACTTTCTGCTCATCTGTGCGGGTGTCTTCGGCAGTACCATTCTCTGCAACACCACCCACATAGCATACGCCTATAGAGGTGGCGTTCTTGCCTTTGCAGTGTGCGCCTGACCTTTCCTGCGGTCTGCCTACGCCTATATCGCCATCAAGCTCCACAACAAAATGATAACCTATGTCTGACCATCCATTGTCTTCAGTGTGCCACCGTTTAATCTCTGCTGTGTCCACGTTGCGTCCTTTTGGGGTGGCCGAACAGTGTACAATTATCTCGCTTATGTCTCTCATTTCATGCTCCTTGCTTTGTCTATGGCTCTTGAGCCAAACCAAAAGCTGATTATCGCGGCAAATATAGCTTTAGTGTCCTCGTCCCACAGTATTTGCAAGGATTCACCTACACCCATTCCACTGTTCAGCGCCTCTTTTAACAGAGTTATTTCTATGGCTAGAAACAAACCAAAGAAACAGTATGTAATTACAGGCCGCACTGAGCGTTGCAGGGCAGATATAATACCCTCACCCTTGTTGATGCTGATGTCGTGCTGTATCAATCGCTCATGTTCTTTATCTGATGCCTGAGCTTCATGCGCCTTGAGTTCAAAGTCATAGCCGTCTTTGCGTAACTCGGCGGCATACTTCATGCGCTCCAACTCAAACTTCTGATTGCTTTTTTGCTTGAAGTGGTCGGCAATCGCAGGGGCCGTACTGCTGGCAAAGCCTATCAAAGAACCTATTACACTTAACATTTAGAACCCCTTAAATTTACCTGTTTCGTCGTTCCACTCTTTTTTTAATCGCCGTTTCTTTTTTTGCATCAGATTATACTGTCGATATTTGTTTATTGGGCCTTCATATCTGTAGATTATTTTCGGCTCATCCATGCCGAAACACCCATGTATGCGCCCACAACACCAGCCTGTGCAATGTAAAAAAGACCAAGGAGGTCAGCGAGAGCATCAACACGAGTGGTAGGAACCACAGGTAAAAAAAGGACTGTTGTAAAAACCAACATACTTGCCATAGCGAGCCATGCCATACGCTGTTGTGCATCTGCTTTTTCCTCTCGTAGCTCTAGCTCGACCATTTCTTTTTCACGAGCAATCTCTTCATCCGTGACAATGCCATCGCCGTCTAGGTCATGCGCCTCGTATCTGCTTCCCTTTTCTAATTTTTTGTTATCCATAAAGTTAGACTCTAACTTATTGCTACAGCCACAGAACCAACAGAAGAGGCTATGCCTATGCCTGCTGGATGCGATATATCTAGTTGAGATATTTTAACAACATTGCCATCCAAGAACAAAGTGCCAGCCTCTAAGCCATTATCGCCCTGTTGCATTGCTGTTAGCGTAAGTGTCGTTGCTCTCCACGGCCCCGCACTAAGAAGCCGTTGCACCAACATATTAAAAGAGTTGGCCTGTTGTGCGGCTACAGACCTTGAATATTCAAGGCCAGACGTTCCAAACAGTGGGAAGCTGTACTGACGCATTATCTCCTGCCGTCTGTTCTAATGTCTACTCTAGGCGCACCCGCTCTCCACTTGACGCCCACATCCGAGCTTTCGTAGCGAAACGTAAAAGCTCTACCCCTCAACCTTACGTCTACTTTTTCCGTGTGCCTGTCCACTGGGGATGTCTGGGTGCTTTGCACT